CCTCATCGAGGACGGCATGCAGGATGCGTGGGAAGACGGCGGAAATCCACGGTTGATGGTGGCTTCTGCTACCAACCGCGCCAACTTCTCTGACCTGTCAGCGTCAGGCAACTTGGTGTCAAACGACGTCAACATGACCAAAGCCAAAGAAGTCACATATGTCGGGTCTACCAGTGTTTTCCTGACCGACTTCGGTACTGTTGAAGCTGTGCCATCACGCCTGCTTTCAAACGACCGGGTGTTCTTGATCGACCCTGACTACGTTTCGATCTGCACTCTCAACGGTCGTAACTTCCTTGAGCAGGACTTGGCTAAGGACGGCGACGCAACCACTTCACACATCGTTGTGGAATGGGCGCTCAAGCCTACCGCGCCAAAGGCACACGCTGCCATCTTCGACCTCAACGGTTCGTAAAATAACGGAGGGGGCGGGCAACTGCCCCCTCTATTCGTTTAGGGGTAAGACATGAAAAGAGTTTTGCAGATAGACCCGCAGACGGGCAAAGAAATGTATATGCACCAGAACAGTGACGGCTCGACTGTCATTGAGCAAAAGCAGCATTTTGACACGCTGGTAAAGCTAAACCGGCAGATGAATAACGATTACCAAAAGGGCAGCCTAATCGGCAACACGCAGCGCCATATGCAGCATGTGGCGGAAATCCCCAACGTCGTGTATAATCACCTGATTGAGACGCTTGGCACGCCGCAGGAAAACCCGAAAGGTTGGAAGGCGTGGCTGAACGATCACCAAAACCGTGACTTTAGAACTGGCGGCGGGCATATCTGATGGCGATTAACACCTACACCAATTTGCAGACGGCGATTGCCAACTTCTTGGCGCGCGACGACCTGACCGCGCAAATCCCTGACTTTATCACGATGGCCGAGGCACGCATGAGCCGAGAGCTGGAGACCCGCAGTCAGGAAAAGCGCGCAACCGCCAGCACAGTTGGCGGCAATGAATACCTCTCGCTGCCGACTGACTTGCGTGAGGTGCGAGAAGTAAAGCTAAACACCACGCCGCTGACTGTTCTGTCTTACTACAGTCCAGTCGCACTCGACGAGAAGTTTGCGTCTGGCGGGCAGGGTAAGCCACTTGGCTACAGCATTATCGGCGATGAGATTAAGCTGCGGCCCGTGCCTGACACGACCTATTCTTTGGAGATTGTCTATATCGGCACGATTAACGCGTTGTCTGCCACAAACGCAACAAACAACATCCTGACCCGCTCGCCGGATGCCTACCTTTACGGTGCTTTGGCCGAAGCGTATGCTTACCTGCTAGATGAACAGCGTGCGGCTCAATATCTACAGCGGTTCAACTTAGCCATAGACGAAATCCGCCGAGATGAGCAGCGCGCCCATTACGGTACTGGGTCGCTGCAAATGAGCAGCATCTATCAACGGCAAAACGCATCAGTGGAGTAAAGCATGAGCGCGATGAGCGATTATTTAGAGAACGAAATTCTCGACCATATTTTATCTGTTGGGTCGTACACGATGCCAGCAGCAGTTTACGTTGGTTTGTCTACCGCGTCGTTTAACGACGATAACAGTGGCACCGAGCTGACCGGCAATAACTACAGCCGTGTGGCGGCTACGTTTAGCGCAGCGGCAAGTGGGACAACGTCAAACAGCGCAGCGATTGAGTTTGCGGCGGCCACTGGTAGCTGGGGCAGCGTGTCACACTTCGGCATCTTCGATGCGTCTAGTGCCGGCAACCTGTTAATTCACGGCGCCTTCACCACAGCCAAAACAATCGCATCAGGCGACATCTTGAAAATACCGACAGGTGACTTAGACATCACCGCAGCTTAAAGGCGGGCAGATGGCGACGAATAACCCACAGCTTGAACAGTTAACTGGCAGCATCGACGCGCTGCCAGCGAGCCTTGATAGCCCAGATGCGTTGCCGTGGTGTAATCCTACGCTAGAGCAGCTAGACGCGTGGGGTACGCTAGAGCAGTTAGACAATTACGGCTACACGCTAGACCAGCTAGACAATGGCGATCGGCTTTGCGTTCTTGTCACTGATGGCTCCGCGTCAGTGGCTATTAGCGCTACCGGCGCTATACTGTTTGCCACTGAGTTTGACGCAAGTGTTAACGTCTCCGCAACAGCTTCAGCCACGCCGCAGCATGTGCAGGCTATGTCTGGCGCTGCTTCTGTTTCCGTCACG